ATTACTGTCTCCAGTGGTGTTGGCGTACAAAGCCGCATTATTACCACCAATGTAAGTTCCAATTGCAATATTGTTGCTTGCGGTATTGGTATAAAGAGCTTGCCAGCCAACTGCAATATTTGAAGCGCCCGTTAAATTGCTGTAGCTTGCTTGGTAGCCTACAGCAGTGTTTAAAGCACCAGTTGTGTTTGCCTGTAACGCACTAACACCAAATGCAGTATTAGAAGCCACAGCGCCCGCACCACGACCAACAGTCAGACCATAAATCAAACCATCAGATGCGGCGGAGTCTTTAATCAACTTACCTGTTGTGCTGTTAAACAGAGCAATACCGTTTGCTGTTGCGGAAGCTGGGCCAACCACATCGCCAAGAGAGCCAGCGGAAGAAGCCAACAGAGTAACTGTTCCGCCGTTGTTCTTGTAATACAGCTTGCCGTCAGTGATGTTGATAGCCAACTCACCGTTTGCAAGGTTGGTGTTAACAGGTACAGCCGCCGCAGTGGTGCTGAAGTACAGTTGAATGGGTGTATAGCCTGCTTGTGACATTAAAAAGTTCCTCCTGAAATACCGCCAATTGCGGTGAATGCGCCTGCGCCATCTAAACTTGCCACTTCGGTTGTAGCCCCATACCATTTAAACTTAAATGAACTATTATTTTCTGGAACGCTAGACCACATCGTTGCGGCGGCAATACCTATAGCGTAATCAGCCACGCTACCGCTTAGTGAAGGATATAGCAATAGTTTAGTGCCAGCGCTTCTTGTGGTGAACGCTGGAGCACCTGTACCTTGTGTGTTCCATTCAACACGATTGCTGGTTGCACCATTTAAGTAAACTTGACCAGCGCCATCTGTTGCACTGCCAGTTAAGGTAGAACTAATTTGCCCTGTTGCCGAAATGGTTGTAAATGCACCAGTGTTGGCTGTTGTAGCGCCCACTGTGCCGTTAATGTTGATAGAAGCCGTGCCAGTCAGGTTTGTTACCGTTCCACTGCTTGGTGTGCCCAAAGCGCCACCGTTGACTACAAAAGCGCCAGCAGTACCTACATTGACCCCCAAAGCGGTTGCAACTCCAGTCCCCAACCCAGTAACAGAGCCGACCGCAGGAGTCACCGTAGTGTTGCCTGCAAGGGTCAACTGTCCTTGTGCGTTAACAGTAAAGGTTCCAACTTGCGTTGCGGAGCCATAAGCACCAGCAGTCACCGCTGTGTTAGAGATGCTGAACTGCGTACCTGTAAGGGTTAAACCCGTCCCAGCAGAGTAGATCTGTGTTGCTGAAATCTGAACAAACGTAATCGCCGTCGTGCCAAAGGTGATCACGCCAACGGTGTTGCAAACATAGGTCTCACCAGCGCCCGTGGCTCCTGATGTGATGAAGAACGCATCACCCTCGCCCAAACTGTTAGGACTCTTCAGTGCGTAGGTATCAGCGTCAGATGCACGGGTCAACACCCATGCAGTTGCACCATCACCAACCGTTGTAACAACGTAGACACCGTTCTGAGCTTGGTTGGTTTGGTTGTAAATCAAGATGCGGTCAGCAACTGAAGCAACCACACCGTCTGGCGTAAACGCAACCAATGCACCTGCGTTGGTCAGCGTAGCACCAACTCCAGCCGCACCGTTATTGTAGGTTGCGGTAAGGTTGCCTGAAGGTACTTCGTACTTGACTGGAGCATGGTAAGTGATGCCAGATGACACCAAGGTATCTACATACTGCTTGGTCGCCAAGTCAAGCGCGGCAACTGGGTTCTGAGTCACCGTTACGCTGGTCAATCCAGCAGGGGTGAGTGACGTTCCACCAAGTGCAATATTTGTTGTGCCAAGTGTAATTTGACTGTTTGTCAGGCTTGCGTTGGCAATGTTAGTCAGCGTATTAGATGCGCCACTGATTGTCTTATTGGTCAGCGTCTGTGTTCCAGTTAACGTAGCTACAGTCGAATCAATTCCAATCGTAACTGCGGCAGACCCGTTATAGGACGTACCAGTCAAACCTGTGCTAATCGTCAAAGCATTGGTAGCAGTAGCTGTAACGGTAACTGATCCACCTAAACTTACGGCAGATCCATTGATCGTGATTGCGCTGTTGGCTAGCTGAGCGTTGGTCACCGTACCGCTCAAAGCAGTAGTTGGGATCGTTGAACTAGCGGTCATGGCACTTGTGCCATTACCAAACACATAACCAGTTAGCGTATTAGCTCCAGTACCACCGCTAGAGGCGTTCAAGGTGCCGCCTAGAACGACAGCACCAGAAGTGCCTGTGGAAGGTGTAAAACCTGTACCACCAGCGCTGAAAGTAGTCACGCCACCAGCAAGGGAGAACTGTCTCCAAGAACCTGCGGCGTAGCCATCAAAGGTGGATGTGGTGGTGTTAAAGCGGAATTGACCATCAGCACCAACGGGTTGCTCTCCATTGGTTCCCTTGGGGATCGTCATGCTGGCGGTGCCGGGCAACACCACGTTGCTCGCAATACTGAACGTCGGTGCACCAGTTGCACCGTTTCCATCAACCACAACGATCTGATTTGCTGTACCAGTTAGGTCACGACCAGCAACAGTTGTTCCGCCACCAGTCAGGGCAAGCATTCCCGTACCAGACAAACCAGCCACAGAAGCAACAACACCAGTCAGAGAGAATGTTGGGTTACCTGACACACCACTGCCGTCAGCAATGTTTAAACCGCTCCCAGTAGCCGTCAGCGTACGAGAGAGTACTGATCCACCAGATTTGACAATAATCCCGTTAGACGCCGTTTCAAGGCTTCCTGAGACCCCATTCAAGGTTACCTGAAGGGTAGATTGGGCACCACCATCAACTAGACCAACACCAGTACCGCCAGAAAGCGCTCGGCTGTTAGCCAATGTAGGCTCTTGGTTAAGCGTTAAGAACGTCTGTGTTTGGATCGGAGAGCCTGCAAGCGCGGCAGTCGTCGTCTGTACGGTCTGACCGTTTTGAACAATAGGAACTGCCTCTGTACCAGTAATCGCACCAGCGGCAGGTAATTGTGTGATCGTTACTTGTGCGGACATATTATGGGCTCAGTTGGTCTAGGTTACCGTTGTTCTCAGGATCCTGAGTATTACCTTCGGTCGAGATGATAAAGCTACCACCAGTGATACCGTTTTGGGTAGTGACAATGTTGTTGTCATTGGCGGCAACGCTCACGTCAGGACGTGGGAATCTGATCGTTATTCTCTCAGTTTTTCGGGCTGGAAGTCTATAGGGATCAAGCTCATCTGCGCAACCTTGCCCACAGACCTGCAAACCGGGAAAGTTGGGGTCTGGCCTCATCTGGTCGTGGTCGCGCTTCATCTTGCAACGATCACAGATCGCTATCGATAAAGTAGCGTTTCCACGAGTGTCGAGAAAGACTGGCATTATCTTGTGTACACGCTGATGTTAGGGGCAAAGTAGATTGGCGACTTGTCGCGTTCTTCCTGCTCAACTTCGTTCAGGTACTTCTCGGCTTGTCCTTCAAGGTACTGAATACGGGCTAAGTCAACGCCGGGCAACTCCAGAGCCATCCTGTGCGACAACATCATCAACGTCGCCTCATACCACCGCGTGGGGATGTACAGCTCGTCAGTTAAGGCACCCACGTCCATGATCTGTTTGCTGTACCACACAGTGATTTGCACAAACGGGTCACTCGGGACAGGCCACAGGTACAGCGTAGGCAAAGGAATCGTGCGATCAAACCAGAATTGGAAGGGCTGGTTTGCTGTGAAGTTCTTGTTTGGCAGGTTCGTGTAGTCATCGCGGTTTAGGCGAGACATGGTAATCTCAGTGGAGTTGTTTCCCACAAAAAACTCACGCAAAGCCAGCGTCGTGCCGTTAGAAGCACGAACGCGGTAGTACTGGACGTCTTGGCCGGGGTTTATATCCGTCCAAATCCACTGGTTGTCGGTCACAGCTACGGATCCAAGGCTCTCAAGCGTCGTCCAAGTGCTGTTATCTGTTGAATATTCGAGTGTCAGCGTCCACGTAGCGCTTCCGCCCCCTGCTACGTACGGTAGGAGACCAATGGAGCCAGCATAGATAGGGTTGTTTGTCCCAAAATTAGCTGAAATGTTGCCGTTTGTGCTGGTCTGTAGGCAGAACGTGTCTACGTCGTTGTCGCCCACGTTAGCCACCGTACCACCCGCGGAGGATGAGTAACTGCAAGAAGGGCGGCTCATGGTGCGATAGAGCACGTTTAGAGCGTCGTTTGCACCTACGGGTAGGCTGTATATGTAGTTGTTCGCAGAGACGCCCAAAACGACCTTATCGATGGCGAAATACTGTATGCCAATGTTGATCAAGCGCTGAAGCAAGAAGCCAAGAGACTGACGAGCGGACACAAGTTGCTCAGAGGTCAACTCTTCGGCTAGTTTGCCTGCACGTCTTGCACCGTGGTCGATAAAAGTTTGTACTGAGACCGTCTGCCCGTATGTGTCACTGTAGCTCATGCTTTACAGCCTTTCTTTTAGCAATTGCAATTGCGTGTGCGGCTACTCGCTTAGCAACAACTTCTGGCGATTGTTTCTTGCCAAACATTGGATTGTTTAAACCAATTTTAGCTTGTTTAATCTTTTCTTTGGCAGTTTCTGACAATGAGAATGTCTTTCCCTTTGTGCCAGTATGACGACCTTCTGCATGAGCTTTTTTCAAAGCGTCACTGCGTTTTTTCTTTGTCTCTTCTGTTTGGGTCTTGCCCATGTGAGAAACAGACATCTTTTGGCGCACCTCTTGGGAGGGATGGAATGTTCCGTCGCCACCAGAAGTCAGGTTGTATCCATTTGGTGACAGCGTGTTGTGCTCAACAATCAGCATCCGCTCAATCATCTTTGCTGACTCGGAATCAAATGCATCAGCGTAATGGGTAAAGACAAACTTTTCTAGTCCGTGCTTCTGAATAGCCGCATGAAGAGC